AACATATAATGTTAAATTATTTTGTAATAGAATGCGTGAATTGAATGAGTTTAACAAAATCGTTATGCAAACATTCACTTCTAAACAAGCATATACACAAATTAAAGGTCACTACATCCCTATTGTAATGGAAGGTGTTGCTGATGAATCGGTTAAAGAATTAGAGAAAAGAAAATATTATATTGCAAATTACACCTTTATAATGAAAGGTTTATTAATAGATGAAGCCGAATTTAAAGTGTCTCCCGCAATCACAAGACAAGTATCTTTATTTGAGACTGAAACAAGAAATACATCAAGAAGAGTAAATATTGAACCCCCAAGACCTGACAATTTTGATATGAATTTATTATTTGTTGCGGGAAACAACCAATTGACTGAGGTCTTTAGATATACTGTAGATTTAAAAGTTACGGAATTAGAAAATATAAGTTCGTATGATGTTTTCATTAATTCAAATTATGTTGGTACAGATTTAACCACAATACAAATTAATGATGGGGATACGTTTTTAATAACTGTAACAAAATCAAACTTATTGAGTCAAAGCACTATTAAAACCGTTGCTTATTTAGTTTAGTTATTCACCATATATATCTTTAACTTCTTTACAGTTTTCCATAATCAATTTTTCTAAAAACTTATAAATCTTTAATCCGTTTTTATCACAATATTTTTTTAGTTGATTATGTACTGACTCATCAATTTTTAGGTTTTTTATTTTCTTAACGGGTTTTTTCATAGTAGGTAGAAAAAAGGCAGAATTTATTCTTACTCCCTAATAAATATTATAGGAATGTAAAGTTTTTTGTTGTTTGACGATGTATTTATATATAAAAAATAAATTTAAAATACTTTTATTAACATGGCATCATCAAATAAGGTTTTTGTTTCTCCAGGTGTATACACATCAGAAAGAGACTTAACGTTTGTGGCTCAAAGTGTTGGGGTAACCACTTTAGGGGTTGTAGGTGAAACACTACAAGGTCCAGCATTTGAACCAATTTTTATAACAAATTTTGACGAGTTCCAAACTTATTTTGGAGGTACTAGTCCTGAAAAATTTGTTAATACACAAATACCTAAATACGAATTAGCATATATTGCAAAATCCTACCTATCACAATCTAATCAGTTATTTGTAACTAGAGTTTTAGGTTTATCAGGGTACGATGCGGGACCATCTTGGTCTATTGTCACAATCGGTAACGTTGACCCATCAACAGTTGCTGTAACAGGTACAACAGGTCCTGTTTTTGTAGAATTTACAGGAACAACAGGTGGTACCGTAACTTACACATCGGTTGATTCTTCAATTAATGTTGGTGGTAATTTTTATAACCCATACACAGAATTTAATGGAGGTACGTCTTCTATATCACAAGATTTGGCAACTTATTTAACAAATCAAATGACTTTGTTTGCTACAAGTTCGTCCACATCAGGTGATACTGCAATATTCTGGGGTTCTTCAAGTGCATCCACACTTTCAAGTGTTACAGGTATTACATCTTTAAATACAATTACAGGTTCTACGGAACAATTTGGGGTGAGCAATGTAAACCAAGAGTATGCAACATTATCAGCGTCAACAAACGACCCTTGGTATTATGCATTATTTAACTATTACCAAGGAGCAAATGATGTGAATACATACTTTGGTCAAGGTATGGGTGCGGCACTTTCAGGTATTTCTACAACACCTACAAGTGATGTTTATTCTGGTACCGTAGCATTCTATACCACATCTTATTCAGGAGCACCTTATTCAACATACGATGATATGGTTGTTGCAACATTAAGGTCAAGAGGTATTTCTACTTATAGTTCATCTAATGCAGGTCCTTTCTATGAAGTAACGGGTACTACTGATGTTGCAATGATTTGTACGGGAGCATATTCGGCGGTTACTAAAAACCCATATTCAACTTTCCAAATTTCAGGTATAACTTACGACGGAGACACATTTAGTTTTGAAACTTCGATGTTGAATACAAATAAAAACTATGTAAGAAATGTATTTGGAGCATCTAATTTTGGTAAATCAAGAACTGAAGTACCGTTATTTGTAGAAGAAACATACTCAGCATTATTACAAACAGGATATAGAGCAGGACAAATTAGAGGTTTATATTGTGATTTAGTTGATTTACCAGGTGCAAGGTCAGGTAATTCAGATAGTATTGGTTTCTATTTAGAACAATACCAAACACCTGAGACACCTTATTTGGTATCTGAACTTCGTGGTAATACTGTTTACAAACTATTTAAGTTCGTTTTAATATCTGACGGTAATTCAGCTAACACATATGTGAAATTATCAATCGGTAATATTTCATTTAACAATGGAACATTTGACGTATTTGTAAGAGACTTCTTTGATAATGACCAAAATGTTAGGGTATTAGAAAGTTTCACAAACTGTTCATTGGACCCAACTAACAATAACTACGTAGCAAACAAAATTGGTACATCTAATGGTGAATACCAAGTAAAATCTAAGTATGTTATGTTAGAAATGAGTGATGAAGCACCGATAGATGCATTACCTTGTGGATTCGAAGGTTACATTTCAAGAGAATATGCAAATGCAACACCACCGTTTGTACCTTACAAAACTAAATACTACAGTGCGGGTGAAACAATTTATAACCCACCTTTTGGTTCATCTAATGGTGGGGACAACCCAGTAATTTCAAGTGGTGAAAACCCAAGAAGAGCTTACTTAGGTATTTCTAATATTAGTGGTTTCGATTACGATTTCTTCCAATACAAAGGAAAACAATTACCAGCAAATTTAGCAACAGACACAACAGGTTTAGCTTGGGGTTATTTAACAAAAGGTTTCCACATGGATAGTGGGGCGACTGTTGTTACTATAACTAATTCATATGCAACTTCAGGTCAATCTGCGTTTGAAGTAGGTACTGGTTCATTTAACTCTGAACCTGTAGATAATAATAACCCATATTACAGATTGAATACTCGTAAGTTCACATTATTAGCTTACGGTGGGTTTGATGGTTGGGATATCTATAGAGAATCAAGAACTAATACTGACACATTCGCATTAGGTCAAACAGGATTTAAATACGGAGCAGCTAGTTCAGTAACATACCCTACAGCTACTGGTTGGGGAGCGTTTAAACAAATTTCAGGACCTAACCAAGAAACTTGGGCTAATACTGACTACTACGCTTACAAATGGGGACAAACAACATTTGCAAACCCTGAATCTACAAACATCAACGTGTTTGCGACACCAGGTATCGATTATGTAAATAACTCAAACTTAGTGGAAGATTCAATTGATATGATTGAAACAGATAGAGCCGATTCAATTTACATTACTACGACTCCTGACTTCAATATGTTCTTACCATCTTATCAAGATATTACAGAAGGTCTAATCTACCCACAAGAGGCAGTTGATAACTTAGAAGATACTGGTATTGATTCAAACTACACGGCAACTTACTACCCTTGGATTTTAACAAGAGATACGGTTAATAACACTCAAATCTATATTCCTGCAACTTCTGAGGTTGTAAGAAACTTAGCATTGACTGATAACATCGCATTCCCTTGGTTCGCATCAGCGGGTTACACAAGAGGTTTGGTGAACGCAATTAGAGCGAGACGTAAGTTAACACAAGATGATAGAGATACACTTTATAAAGGTAGAATTAACCCAATTGCAACTTTCTCTGACGTAGGTACTGTAATTTGGGGTAATAAAACTCTTCAAATTAGAGAGTCAGCTCTTGATAGAATCAACGTAAGAAGATTGTTACTACAAGCTCGTAAGTTGATTTCAGCAGTAGCGGTGAGATTATTGTTCGAACAAAACGATAACAAAGTAAGACAAGACTTCTTGGATTCAGTTAACCCAATCTTAGACCAAATTAGAAGAGATAGAGGTTTGATTGACTTTAGAGTTCAAGTATCTAACACACCTGAAGATTTAGATTCAAATACATTAACAGGTAAAATCTTCTTGAAACCAACAAGAGCGTTAGAATACATCGACATCGAGTTTGTCATCACACCAACAGGAGCGTCTTTTGACGATATCTAAAAAAATAAAATGAGTGGGGGGTAGAAATATCCCCCATAAATTATTTAATACATAAAACTATGAAAATAGAAAAAAAATTAATCAAAGAATCTTTAGGTTATAAAACTGAAGGTAAAAAAACATTTTCAGAAAAAAAACAAAATATTGTTATTACTGAAGCACAATTAGAAAAACTTTTAGAAAAACTTAAAAAGTAATGAATATTAATAAGTACGTAAAAGAATTTGTAAAAAACAAACTTAACGAAGGTTTTACAGAAGAAGGTAATCCTGATACAAAATATTATGCTTTTGATTGGGATGATAATATAATGTTTATGCCTACGTCAATTATAGTTTTGAGTGAAAATGATGATGAGGTTCCTATGTCTACTGAAGATTTTGCTGAACACAGACATCAAATTGGTAAAGAACCATTTAGTTATAAAGGTACGACTGTTGTAGATTTTGCACCAGACCCATTTAGAAATTTTGGTGTTAAAGGTGATAAAAGATTTGTTTTAGATGCTATGGTTGCATCTGTTGGACCATCTTGGAACGATTTTGTTGAGTGTATTAATGGTGGGTCCATATTTGCAATTATCACGGCAAGAGGACATAACCCAAAGACTTTAAAAGAAGGTGTTTACAATCTTATAATGGCAAATAAAAATGGTATTAATAGTAGAACATTGGCTGAAAATCTTCACAAATATAGAAATATAGGTAACGAAGTAAGTTCCGATAAAAAGACTAAAGTGTTAAC